TAAATGCTGCGACTTTAACTCTATTATTTAAATCTTCTTGTGATTCAATATTACTTACATTTACTTCACAAAGATTACAGAACTGAAATGGACGTAAACTTATTTCCGCACACGGATTAGTTCCCCAATCTTTATCATTATTTAAAAAAATTCCAGGTTCTCCGGCGCCAGAAGCTTTAATCTTATCCCATATTGACATAAAGAATTCTTTAGTAACTCGATTACGTAATAATACTGCTGAGTTATTTGCTCTTCCTCTTTGTGGATTTAGTTCCCACCAATTACCTGTTTTAGATGAAATCATATCATCATCATCTGCGCTAAATAATGAAATTAAAGCAGCTCTTCTAATACCACCTGCTAATACTGCGTCTGCAATATGGCATACAATATCATGCGTTTCTATAGGAGTTAACTTTTCTCCGTCAGATTTAGTATCTAAAATACCTTGAATCTTAACAATACATTCTTTTAATGGTTGAGGACCTGGAGCTTTACCACCAGAAGTTACAAGTAATGCTCCTTTTGGTCTAATATCAGAAAAATCAAATAAAATACTTGAACCGCCTTCAAAATAAGACTTCATTAATACTTTAATTGCATCTGCCCATCCTTCAATAGAATCGCCAATTAAAAATCGTCTGTGCTTTACAGGATTTGGTTTTCTTATTTCCGGTAATTTTTCTACGTGATGTTTTTGAACTGAATATCCGACTCCTGTGCCGCCTAATAATAAGAACATTGTTTCGCCAAACGCTCTGTAATCATCTATTGGAAGATAAGCGCAGTTATAAACTCTGTTTGGAGAAAGCTCAATTGATTTACCTCCGAATTGTAAACTTCTCATTGAAGGAAGTACTTTTCTGTCATAAACCAATTGATATGCATTTTCTATTTCAGCTTCCATATGCGGATACTTTCTAATATGCATTTCTTTGTTTCTTGTTACAATTTGCCACCAATCTTCTCGGCGACTTAACTCACTTTTATATTTTGCATACTTACTGTATACAGTAATATCGGAGAGTATCTTGTTTGAAATTTTCATTGTTGTTTGTTAATTAAATTTTATGTGTTGTGAATTGATGTTAAACATAACCGCCCTTATTTGGGTATTAATAAATATTGTTTAAGCCACATTTTATCCCAAAGAATTTCCTAAAAGTTCTGAATATTTTGTAGCTAATGATTTTCGTGTTACTGAGTCTTCATCCATTTCTGTTTTTGTTTCTCTTCCTTTAATAGATGATTCTTGATACATATCAATTCTACCATTTGACATATTAAGTTTAGTTGGTAATGTTAATCCATCTGGCCCAAAACGATTCTTAATAAAATGAACTCTTCCCGTACCTGCAATCTTATCTGTTGTTTTTCTTGCTAATGAAATAATAACATCTCCGATCATAATCTTACTAAATGAAGAAGCTACTTGATCTGATGTAATAATATCAGATTCTACGGAAGATCTATTTGCTTGAGATGCTGTAACAACTGGTATTTGATATTCACCGGCCAATCCTCTTAAATCTTCATATGTTGTTTCTAATTCTTCATGAAGCTTTTCTTTTGCTTTTGCTGAGCGTAATAAATCTGCATAATCTACAATAACAATATCAGGTTTTACTCCTTGCATTATCATTTTATCTAAATGAGCTTTTAATGTCGTTACAGACGCTGTTTTTGTTGGAAAGAACTTTAAATATAGTTGTCCTTTTAGTTTTGATAGTTCATGCTCAACTTCTTCTAAGTTATATTTTAAATTTGCAGTCGCTATTCCAGTAACTACCGAATCATATCTTTGAGCTACATAAGGCTCTGATAGTTCCATTGTATAATGGACTACCGTTTTTCCTTGTCTTAATAAATGAGCTCCTACATTAATCATTGAAGTAGAGTTATGTGATAAAATACCATTACTATAATAACAATTAACCTCATCTACTGTAATATCATATAAAGATTCATATTTATCTAGATATTTCAACTCTTTTAGATATGTCATACCTGATTCAGTTTCTATAATATCAGAAGGCTTAATATTTAATACTTTAGTCCACCCATCTTGTGTCTTTAATAAATGATGTGATGAACATTGTAAAGTTTTATTATTTCCGAAATAACATGTTACTTTTTGTTGAATTTCTGTTCTAAATAAAGATGTTATACTTTTATATCCATATGGGGTAAGTACTTTAACATGTATATCAGGTATAACTTCTATATTAGGAGTATTTGGTATTTGATATTTATCAAATAATTCTTTAATAGTTATAGTTTCTTGTTTATTTCGTTTAATTAATTTCATATATAAATTTTATGACTTGATCTAATATAATATCTTTTTTGGATTTCCAATCCGATTCCCATATAATAAAAATAGAATAATTAAGGGCTTCTAAGTCTTTACATCGAGAGGCATCTTTATTCCATTGGTCATCAACAAGATACATTCCTCCTGGTTTTTTAATATAATCTCCGGACTTATATATTTTTGGATTACAATGCCAATAATCTCCATTTATTTCAATAATTTTATTATCAACCTGAATATCTACAATATATAAAGTATTAGATATCTTTTTATTAAATTTAAATACTTTATCTTTGCAAAGAGATTTAATATTTTCCTGAATTAATCTTTCTAATTTAGATACACATCCGGTATTATTATGTTGATCACCAAAATTTTTATCTAACCATGCTTCTTTACCTACTAATGCAATTTCATTTAATTTATTTCTTCTTGTAGCATTACTTTGCTTTATTTTAGCTTCTTTAGTATGTGAATGACCTAAGAACTTTTTTGACTTAGCACTGGCTATTGATTGATATTCTTTTAATTTATTACTAGCTTCTTCATGAGACAATCCACTATTTAAATAATATTCAATGGATCTTTTAGAGCCCTTTTTACTTTTTAATTTCGAAGCTTCTTGTATTTTTAAAATTTCTGCAGGGTCTGATATATTACGTTTAGAATAATATTCGTCACAAAATTTATTTCTTTCTCTTTGATTAATTGACACTTGCAATTTAGATTCTTCTTCAGTATATCCTAGAGCTAGCCAATATTCTATTCTATTTTTAGTAATAGGAGGTGTTCCATTAGAATTAAATTTTTTCTTTTGTTCTTCCCATTAACGAAGACCTTC